CTTCTGGCAAATTTAAATCGCTGGCTTTCACTTAGCAGTTCCACTTTCTCAATGATTTATTGATACGTGAGTTGGGATCTCTCTTGGTCTTTGCACCTGTGCGAGATTTTTTCATGCCTTTCATTCTAGCACAGAATGACTTACGTCTTTTAGCGGCTTTGCTGCCTTTCTTTAACTTGCTAGGTTTGGTAGTTACAGCAGTTTGTAGTTTACTACCTGGGTGTTCTCTACGATAACTTGCAACACCTTTTTTGTTTAACCCACCGTTTTTGTTCTTGCCGGATTTTTTCTGCCAAGCAGCAGCCTCTGAAAGAATATCTTCATCTGTGAAAGCATCATAATTATCTTCATGGATGCCCATTTCGTCAAACATTTCTTCTAGACCATCGAACAACAAATTTAATTCTTCTTCAGTGTAAACGTCCTCGTTCTTAGGTTTCTTATGACGTTTCTTCATGTTGATAGCAATAGCAGCCTGTTGTGCTGGACTACCTGCTTCTTCGATTGATTCATTAGGCACACAGTTGTTTACACGAACGCCACCTTTAACCTTGGTGCCTTCTTTGTGTTTGCCCTTCCAACATTTAGGATCAAGCCTTTGCTTGACTGCTTTTGCTTCTGTTAAAATTTCAAATGCTCTCATACTTGGCTATAGGGATTGTTAGGGCAATCCTCTTCTCCTTTACGTTCTGGATATACTAGATATGTGCCCCAGTTGATATCTTGAGGATTTAATTTAGTAATATCTCTTGATTCTGGCAACGGGCCGCAACCTAATCGGCTCCACTCGTCTTCTGAATAGTAATATTTTTTTTCTATCATACAGAAAAACTGCTTCCGCAGCCACAGGTTGTTTGGGCATTGGGATTTTTAATTACAAACTGACTGCCCATGACTTCTTCTTTGTAATCAATTTCAGCACCATTTAGATACTGCATACTCATAGCATCGATTAAAACTTTCCAAGCGCCGCAGTCGATTTCAAAATCATCGTCGTTTTGAACATCGTCAAATGTAAATCCATAACTGAAGCCACTGCATCCGCCACCTTGTACAAAGGTACGGAGTTTTAACTTAGGGTTTCCTTCTTCAGAAAGTAAGTCTTGTATTTTTATTTTTGCTGATGGACTAATTTCAATCATGTTGCCTTCTCATCTATTTTATTTTTATGTTTAACATCGCCCTGCTTAGCCGCTTTCTTTTTGTCTTTATGTGCGCCAGCACCGCCCATCTTGGCATTTTTAGCAACAAAATTTCTAGGTTTGGCAGGTTCTGTTTTTTTTAATTCAAACAACTCTAGGATTTTCATACTGTGATACCCCTAGACCTAATGCCGCCTTTGCGTTTTATTTTACCTAATTCTTCAAGAGCATGACGAATTTGTTCCATGTTCATTTTTAATTCTTCGAATTGCCGAGCCATTATTTCCCATTCGCTTGGGCTTGCATTTTCTGCACGAGCAGCAAGATCTTTTAATTGGCCAGAAGCACGTAACATTCGATATTTTAATTTAGCAGGATTAGCTTTGTCATGACCATAAATCATAGGATTCATCGGATCATCACGATCTAACTCGATAGGAGCTTCTTTAACCTGATAAGGAGTCTTATCTAGATAGTCATCGTCTTTAGGCTTCACTCTTTCTAGAGTATAATCGTAATATTTGATACCTTTAGACCTTAAGAATTTTTCAAGAGCTTCTGATGCTTCTCTTGGTGATTTATATTGTGTTCCTAGATTAATATCTTTAGTTATTTCTTTTTCGTTGACTCTAAATTTCACGTGTGCAACTATATCTGGAAGAAAGTCTTCGGCTGAACTTTGCGCCTGGGCCCCAGATCCACCTAATGCTGCTGCTCCTGCCAATGCTGCACCGGCAACTTTGCTTTTCCATCCTTCTTCCACATCACCTTTAATACCCATGCCCTTTCGAACAGCATTAAACAATGCTTTAGCATGAGCACCTGCTCCGGTAGCTTCAGCAAATCCTTCTAGATCATTATTGGCTGCACGTTCTCTTGCCTTGCTGGCACTGACTCCTTCAACTCCTGGACTGTCAGGATCACGCTCTCCGCTTGATTCAAAATCAATAGTTTCAAACTTGTAGTAACCGTGAGCCTTTCCTTCTACACCATTGTAATCTGATATCAATTTTTGAAAGCTAGAAAGTCTATCGCTGCCTGCTACAAATGTTACGTTTCTATATCCCTGATCATATAAGAATGAACAGACTTTTCCTATAGTATTGAGACTAGGATTATCTTCGATATGGCTAGCATAGTTAGGGTGTATTGCTTTGATGAATTTGATTTTTGTTGGATAGTCTAAAGGATTTTCTTTTTTGTCTTGTGTTTGTGTAACAAAAATCTTATAATCTCCACCAATCGATTTCAAAGTTTCAAAAACTCTGGCATGTCCAATGGTGGGAGGATTCATTCTGCCGAAGCAGAACGCTATGTGTTTTGATGTAGTTTCAAAAAGTTCATTAAGAATCATAATCGCCGTTCTGTATATGTTTTTCTTGTTCTTCGGCAAATCGTTTTGCTAGATCGATGAGTTTTTCTTTTGGAAATTTTTCTTCAGGTTTTTCTATTTCGTATTTTTGACAATAGTGATTTTTACAGTGCTCGATAGATTTTACATATAATTTATAAGCATCTGGGTGACCTTTGAATTCTTTATGTTTTTTTACCGCAGGGAAGAAATACTTATTAAGCATATCGTCGTCATTGTCAATAAAAAATTTAAGATCGTCCATCCAATCGACTTCTTGCTCACTGTCTTTTGGAGCTCCGATAGCTGAAAACATTTCTTTCAATAACATTATTGTTGCTCCGGTGGATCGTATTCAACATTTTCAGCAGCTGAATTTAAGTGATCGTTGGCCAGTGTAATATAACTGCTGACCCAGCCAGGAAGTTCGTCGCCTTCTTGGATTCTATTAAACAATATTTTGGCATTTTTTGCGATCTGCAACAGTTCTGCCTTGGCCATGCTGGCTTCGTGATCTGCGCTTTCTGTAAAGCCTTTGGCTTTGGCTTCTTTTTCGAGATCTGCTTTTCGTTGCATGATTGCTTGTTTGATCTCAGGATCCTTGGAATTAGGATCTGCCTGTAGATCTTGCAGGGCTTTTCGTTTAGCCTGCAGATCTTCTTTGTCTCTTAGTGCGGTTTCGCTAACAATAGCGTCTAATTTAGATAAAAGGTCTCTCATAGTATGATTCCGTAAGGTCATACTATATTTATCGTTTAAAGCAGGTTAGTAATTATAACGAATTTCAGTAACTGTGCCATCTTCTAGCTGAATTCCTGCACGAATCCATATGAAATTGCCAGTGAAATTGCGTGTAGCAGACGGTACAGCAGGTGTACTGTCTAGACTTGTCAAAGGATCAGCATCATCGTCATACACTATATCAAACCAATCTGCATCACCTGGATAAAGTTCTAGTGTAGCTTGAAGTTTAACACTTCCTTTAAATTCATCAAATAGAAATACCGCGGTGTGCAAACTATTAGACTTTTTATGATAACCCGCACCCTGCTGCTTTTCGCTAAAATACCAAGAAGAGGGGCTGCTTTCGTCAGCATAGTTTGAAATTAATGTTGTACTTTGAGTGGACATCTCTTATTTATCGGAAATGACAAAGTTGTAAACACGGCCCATTACTTCAGCATTTCTTAACTTTAACATCAGCAGTGTTGATTCGTCTTCAACGAGGACGTATCTTCGATCCCAGTTCCAATCGGTCTTTAATATCCAAGATTCGATTGCTGATGTACAGGTAATTTTAGGACTCTGCGATTTAAGCCATTTTATATATTTTGTTTTTTCCTCAGTATCGCCTTTGAATTTATGAGGCAACAGATAGACTCTATAGTTGTACTTGTTGTGAGGAAGATTTTTTACTACGATCGCCGATGATTTTTCTAAAAGATCCGACGAATCTGCACTTGGTTCAAATTGATGTATTAATATATCATCAAATTCTTTTGAAATGCTATCATAGAAGTCTTTTTCATTGGTGTATAGATCTATGATCGATTGCTCGATACGTTTTGCCCATACACTAGTATTGTGATCTATTAGAAAATTTGCTATTCGTAGCAGTTCATCTCGATGTTTGTAGCTTCTAGAAGCATATGAAAAGTTTCTTCCTGTCGGCGGCTCTTCATTAATACAGAACTCTCTTACAGATTCTAGAGAGCCAGTACGAAACATTCCTGCTCCGTTAACACGTAGAGAAACTTTATAGAGCCATTTTCCGTAAAATCGTTTATTGGTCGTTTTGATTTTCTGAGGATTCATTTATCAATTCTTCTGCTGCCTTTTCAGCATTAGCACGTTTAATTGCTTTCTTTTCTTCTTTAGTTAATTGCTTTGGCATTTCAGTTACATCAAAAGTCAATTCGTCGTTGTCGATACTGATAGTTACTCTACCACCATTTACTAAATCTCCAAATAGCACTCTGCGGCTTAATGGTGACTTGATGTTGTTATCGATTAATCGGGCCAATGGTCTTGCACCCATCTTCTTATCGTAACCTCGTTCACACAACCATTTTAGAGCATCTGCATTAGCAGCGATTTCGATGCCTTTGTCTTTGAGCTGATCGTTCAATTCATTGATGAATTTTTTAACAATTTGAACAACAATTTCGTCGCCAAGTTTGTTAAATTTGATAATTGCATCTAATCTATTGCGGAACTCAGGAGCAAAGAATTTTTTAACTGCTTTGTCGTCCTCACCATCTTTTTCTAAGGTAGCAAAGCCAATAGTATTATTTTCATTATCGGCAGCACCTAAGTTAGATGTCATAATCAATATACAGTTACGACCGTCTGCTTGTTTTCCATTTGATCCTGTTACAAAACCATTGTCCATAAATCCTAACAGAATATTCGAAACATCTGGGTGAGCTTTTTCAATTTCGTCTAGTAACAAGATACAATTAGGAGTTTCTTGCAGTTTTGTAATTAACTGACCTGCGTTATCTTCATAACCCACATATCCGGGAGGAGCACCAATTAATCTAGCAACACTGTGCTTCTCTTGATATTCACTCATATCAAATCTAACCAATGGCATGGCCATTTTATCTGATAATTGTTTTGCAGTTTCTGTTTTACCACAACCTGTTGGCCCAAGGAATAAAAATGATCCAATGGGTTTATTAGGAGTTTTCATGCCAGCTTGTGCAACAAAGATTTTATCTAAAAGATTTGCAATGGCTGTATCCTGTCCGTAGACTGAGCCTTTCATGCCTTTTTCTAAATCTGCTAGATTTTTGCTTTCTTTCTGTGCAACAGTTTCTAATGGCATATTGATCATTTTAGACAATTCGTATGTAACCTGTTCAATGTCTACTATTTGTTCAACACCTTCCATGCCTTCTTCGTCTTTGAGCTTATACCTTGCAGAAGCACAATCTAGAATGTCAATGGCTTTGTCTGGTAATTTTTTATCACTCATGTACTTCACTGACAACTTAACTGCCTGTTCAATGGCAGCATCACTAATTTTAACATTGTGATGTTTTTCGTAATATTTCTTGATTCCTTTAAGAATCTTAATAGACATTTCGGGAGTTGGTTCATCGATAGTAACACGTTGGAATCGACGCATTAACGCACGATCCTTTTCGAAATGCTTGCGATATTCTTCCCAAGTAGTTGATGCAATGAGTTTGATGATGCCTTTGGTAAGGATAGGTTTTAACATATTGGCCATATCGTTACTGCTTTGATTAGCAGCACCTGCACCGCTCATCATATGAGCTTCATCAATGAAAAGGATGATCTTTCCTTTGCGTTCTAATGCCATTAGCACTGCTTTGACTCTTTCTTCAAAGTCTCCACGATACTTACTACCTGCTAGAATAGCACTGATATCAAGAGTATAAACTTGATGGTCTTGGATGAACTTAGGAACTTTCTTTTCAAATATCTTACGAGCAATGCCTTCTGCAATAGCAGTTTTACCAACACCCGGATCGCCTACCATTAATACGTTGCACTTGTTACGACGAGCAAGGATAAGTTGAATTTTCTCGATCTCTTCATCACGCCCAATAACTGGATCGATTTTTCTTTGTTTAGCCTGTAGGCTGAGATTAGTACAGTATTGATTTAATATTTTGTCTACTTGATTAGTATTAACAACACGATGTTCTGTAGATTCTTCTTCATCTTCAACCACAACAATATTCTCTTGGAAATACTTTACAAACTTTTCTTTGGTTACTCCGCCCTTCTGTAGGAAGTAAAAACCAAAACTATTCTTTTCTGACAACACGCTGATAATAACATCAGCAACTTCCATACGTTGACGACCACTAAAAAGCACCTGTGTAAAGCAACGATTTAGTACACGCTCTACACTGTTAGTTTTTTTCGGTCTAGCATTAGTATCTGAAGTTTTGATATCCTGCATATTGTTTTTTAGATAATGCTCTAGGTTTGTTTTTATAAAAGCAGCATCGCCTCCGAATCCTTCAATCAATTCGTAGGATTCTTGATCACTCATAATACCAAATACAATGTGCTCTATAGTAATATACTCGTGACCAAGTTCTTTGGCAACAGCAACTGATTGTTCAAATATTTTTTGTAAATTTTGACTAGGTTCGATCATTACTTCATTTTCCTTATTTTCTTCATAGCTAAGTTTAACTTCATCTGTGATACTTTGTCAACAAAACATACGCCATCTAAATGATCGTACTCATGTTGAAAACACTTTGCGAGATAACCATCAACTTTAATTTCTTTTAAATTTCCATCTCGATCTTGATATTCTGCTACGGCCCATGCTGGTCTTTTTATAGTTAAAAACAGTCCGGGGTAGCTCAGACATCCTTCTCTATCTAAAACTTGTTCATCGCTGACTTCTTTAATGACAGGATTGAATACAGCGAAAGGCACAGGAAAACCAGAGATGTTATTACTGCCCATAACAAATACACGTTTGGCGATTCCTATTTGATTTGCAGCTAATCCAATACCGTTGTTTGCTAACATGAATTCTATCATGTCGTTTTCTAATTGACCAGCATCGCCGTCGTCTTTGAAATTCCAAGCTGTGCTTTTTTCAATTAATGTATGATGTGGACCTAAATTAAAATTCATTTTTTAGTTGTGCTATTCTTCGTTGTTGATCGGCTGTGAGATTTCTGGGTACCAATACTTTAATCTTTATTAAGAGATTTCCTTTCATTCTGCTTCTCATATTAGGCAGACCTTCTCCTCGACAACTTAAAACGGTTTCTGGTTGTGTACCTGGAGGAACAGTAATGTCAATGTCTCTTCCTCCTAGCGTTTGTATTGAAATCGAACTACCTAACAATGCTTCCCATACAGAAATATTTTTTTCATAGATAATTGAATCACCATCACGCTTAAACAATGGATGAGGTTTTATAAAAATATTAACAATAAGATCGCCGGCAGGTATTCCTGGGATCGAATCATCGCCCATACCCTCATATCGAATTTGTTGTCCATGATCTATACCTGGCGGAACCCTAATGTTGATCATTTTATTTCTTCCGCCCGGAACTCCTACTTCGGCATCAATGTCTTTGCCGTTCAACACATCTTCTAAGGATATTTCAACATTGATATTGAGACTCTTATTTCTTCTCATAGCTCGTTGATTAAATCCAAATCCAAAGTTACTAAAGATGTCATTGAAGTTGCCATGATTAAAATGGAATTCAAATGGGTTTCCTCCCTGCTGATGTCCGGGTCTTCCGTTTGGATCCATTCCCATATCAATCATTTGCTTTTTCTGTGGGTCGGTAAGGAATTCGTAAGCCTGAGAAATTTCCTTAAATTTCTTTTCATCACCGCCTCTGTCAGGATGATGCTTCATCGCCATTGAGCGATAGGCTTTTTTAATTTCGGCTTCTGATGCGCCTCGTTGTAATCCTAGTGTAGAGTAATAATCCATAGTACTATTATATGATAAAAAAAGGACTGTGTCAAGCAGTCCTTTTATTTAATTAAAGATTTACTGAGCTTTATTTTTTCTTTTCTGGAACTGCTGTGCCTTCGTGTTTTTTATGCTTTTTTACTTCCTTGCAATCTTGCTTTGGTTTTTTAGTTTTTGGATCAATAACTGGTTTACCATCTTTGCCTTGGACGTCTACGCAGACTTTTTTAGTTTCTGCTTTTTTATCATCGGCAGCAAATGCTGGAACAGCAAATGCAGCTACGATCATCAGTGCTAATAATTTTTTCATAATCATTTCCTTATAATGGTTCGTCAATCTGTGGTGCTGGCATTGGTTTGCCAGTAGATGAAGTTACTACTGCTGGTTTAGCCGCAGGTACTGCTATCGGTGCTAGTGGAGGAGTATAGCTTGGTGCTGGTGGAGGAGTATATGCCGGAACAGCAGCTGGTACTTGAGCCCCACCATTGTTAGCCCCACCTAATTTTTCCTGTGTACGACCAAATGCCGCAATACCTAATACAGCACCCATCGCAATGTGGAATAGTCCAGCACCTTGCAGTGTTAATGGACTCCATTGTGTAATTGGAGAGTGCGTAAGGGTTTGTAATAAACTCCATAAGACTGGGAATATAACCATGTCCATCATACAGACTACCATATACATCCAGCCCATCATTGGACGCCATTTGCTGTTCATCCAATCTTCTTTCTTTTGTTCACTTGCGCTCTTAACTTCTTCTGTCATTCTCCGCTCCTTGTTTAATTATTTCTTTGGGTGTTTGCCACCACAAACTGGACAACCTTCTTCGGTATTAGTTAAAACCATAATAATACTCCTTGTAGACTTAATAGTATCCCGGCTCCGGCCACTACAAAGCTACCCCAGAACATTGCCATACTGACGGCAAGAATACTTGCTGACAGTACAACAATAGCCAACTGATAAGCAGTTGATGCATAACCGATCCATGGGCTAGATTTCTTAGCGATTTCACGTTCGTGTTCCATGGCTCGTGCCTTTTCAGCAATCTCTTTCTTCTCAGAATCCATGCGTTCTTTCTCTGCCATGAACTCTGCACGTAGTTTCGGATCATTAGTAGTCTTGGCTGCGATTTCGTAACTAACACCACGACCTGCTTTGGCCTGATATTGTGCCCATGTATTGTTAGCACCTAGTGTGTTGTTTAATACTGTGCTAGATAATTTGCCGCCGTACCATGCATTAACCGCTAGTAACAAAGCAAATACAGAAATAACCATACCTGCTTTGTCTTTTAATTTTGCTTCACGCTCTGAACGTGAGCCAACTGGTGGTTTTGGTGCGTCCGGATCCTTTGGTTGTTTGTTTACTAAATTTAATACGCTGTCAATTAGTGCCATTACTTCGCTCCTTTGTTTATTTTACACTATCGAAAATTTCTTTTTGTTCTTTGTGCCATTGTATCCATGCATCAACTTTAACACGGCATTCGTAATAGGTTGAATAGTTTACAACTACTACATCGAGTAGTTTACTTAATTCTTTAGTTTCCTTGGCAGCTTCCTGTAATTCTGGACAGGCTTTTGCAATTTCAGGAGGAACATCTGGGAATGTACGTTTTACAGGAACAGTCTCTAGGCATCCTGTTAATAACAAAGCTGGAATCAATATCAATAAAGATTTCATTTGCCATCTCCAGGTTTGCGATTTTTAGCAGCATCGTTGTGAATATCAACAGCTTCTGGCGCAACTTTACATTCTTTATCAATTAGTTTTTCTACTTCTTTGATTCTTTCTTGTATGACATATTGTGTATCTCTAACAACCTTAACTTTGTCTACATACACTTTCTGAATAACTGTATTTGTTTTAGCAGACTTAGCTTCAGCTTCAGCAACTTTCTTTTCCATCTCAGCAACACGCTCACGCCAAACCATCTCAGTAGAATATCCGCCTTTAAAAAATAATCCACCCGCTAATAAAAGAACTCCTAATATTTGTATAGGTAGTTTGTAAGCGTTTACAAAAGGAATGAATTTGATAAAGAACCCAGCTATAGTTGCTACGAGTCCTACCAAAAGAACAGTATCGATGACCCAAATGATAAGACTATCTGGAATTAAACTGAATATCCAGCCTAGCTGCCACATGTTACACTCCTAGCACATGCTTGGCATGTTCATAGTGTTTTTTACGATCTTCAAGACCAATGGTGCCGCCGTTGATACGTTTAGTCATTGTTAGGATATCGTCTTTATCTGCTAGTGAATTTAAATTGTTGGTCTCCCAGAACCAGCAAGCACTTTGCACAGCGCCTTCAAATGTCTGTAGGTATTCTGCACATTCTTCAACAGGAATGTCTAGACTTCCGGCAAAAAATGTATAATTGTTTTTACCAGTTAATTGAATAAGACCACGTCCGCAATAACGGAATCCGTCGCCTGTTTCCTCTGGGCCGTTGCCCATACGCCCACCATAAATTTTGTTGGCAATTTTTTCTTGCTGGTGTGCATATTCTCTTGCTAGATCTAATGTAGGAAAGTATTTTGGAAATACTTTAACTAGACTCTCTGCTTTATAATTTAGGTTTTCTTTTAATGCACGGAAACCGCCGCTTTCGTGAGCGCATTGTGCTAGGAAAGCAGCGATACGCTGAGGAGTATTAATTTCGTATTCTGGAAGAATTTCATTCAATGCATCTAGCCAGTGATCCAAATACGGATTACCTGGAATAATTTGTGCTAATTGATCTTTAGTTATTAATGACATTAATCTATCCTTTGCAGTAACATAGCTTGACCGTTATTGTCAAACATAAAATTTTCACCTACTTTGTTAATGTTGTAGTTTCCTAAAACTTTGGTAAGCCAGAAAATCTCACTCATGGCGTCTTGATCCATAGAAATTGTATCGGTGATACCTTCAAGTATTGAATCTGTATCAGATTCTTTAACCATGCGCAGTTGAATCTTTTTATCGAACGGTTTGTGAATGGTAATTACATCTCCCGCTAATGTTAGATCATCCATTAAAGTCTTATTGAAGAATTTTTTAATTCCTTCAGTTTTAAATCTATTCATTAACCCGTCGTAGTCTTTGGCTGATGCAGGAATCACTGTGCGTAAAGTATCTTCAGTTACTTCATGAACTGCACTGTCTTTGTGATATTTAAATTTCCAATCATCGATGCCTGTGAGCTTTTTTACACCGTACATGATTTCTTTGATATTTTCAGCAAGTCTAGGGCTTCTTTCAATTTCAACAAATACGCTGTACTCACCTTTGTCATTTTCACCCGATGACACATCAGAATCTAGAACAAAACTATATCCCTTCTCGATAAATTCCATTAGGTCTCTTGCAGGATCTCTGTCTTTTACTTGAAAGCTGATAACACATACATCTTGATCCTCGCCCATTTTTGATCTAAATGTATCGACTTCAAAAATTGGATAGACCATAAGTTCGAGGTCTTCTGGACGAAGTCCTTCGTTAAGCTGCTGGTTGTTCTTCTGGTTGTGCATTTGCCATTTCCTGTGCTTGTTGATCTGCAGGATCGATGTGTGAATTAACCCCGCCGTTTAAACTAACAATATCTTCTATTTTATTTCTATCTAATTCTGTGTATCCACGATTAATATCGTACATTAATTTTTTAGGCATTGCTATTTTAACCATCCATACTTCTTTGTGATCAATTTTGCCTTTTTTTGTACCAGGACGAATGTCTTCTGGTTTTTTAATTTTTCTTACTTCGGATATACTGGTTTCTGCAAATTTTACTTCACAGCCATATTCGAGAAGTCTCTTCCCTCCTACGGGCTCAGGCATTTTGTCTTTAGGCCACATAAATGTACATTCTACAAAATAGCGTGTTTCTTTAGGCCCTTCGACTAATTCGCCATCGATCCAGTTGTCGTAAACATAGGTATCTAGTTCATCTATCACACGCTCAAAATCCTTAAGCATTTTTAAGCTGTTATTAGAACCGTAAAGCTGTTCTATGTTGTTTATGATGTCTTTTACGTTAGCCATGATGTCTCCTAATTGTATTTATCAGTCAAAACTTAAACGTAACTTATAATATTCTCCGCAGATCGTTAAATACTTTTGTGTTCGTACACGGACACTACGGTTAAAAGGTCCGTGCCTAACACATTAAAAAGGGGGGCTAACCTTATATGAAGCGAAAAAGAGCGCAATCCGCATATTTGCAAGAGAATGTAATAAATATCAATCAACGTTTAGAAGAAAAACGCCGCAGAGTTCAAATATATCCCAAAAATCTAAGTCAAGAAACCTACTTACTTAAACTTAACGATCCCAAAAAAATGATAATTTTTGCCATAGGGCCCGCGGGCACTGGTAAAACCATGCTGGCGGTTCAATGGGCTATTGATCAACTCAAATACGGATCCGCTGATAAGATTATTATTACAAGACCAGCAGTTTCAGTTGATGAAGAACACGGGTTTTTACCAGGTGACCTGAATCAAAAGATGGAGCCCTGGACTAAGCCGATTATGGATGTTTTTGCAGAAAACTATAATGCTAAAGAAATTACTAACATGATAACCGAGGGGGTGATTGAAACTAGCCCTTTAGCATATATGAGAGGCAGAACATTTAAGAATGCGGTAATAATTGCAGATGAGATGCAAAATGCGACACCTAGTCAGATGAAAATGTTGTTGACAAGGTTAGGAACAGGTTCTAAGATGGTTGTAACTGGAGATTTACAACAAGCAGATCGTCCGAGCAACAATGGACTATTGGAATTTTTGAAACTGTTTAATGATTTTGAAAATCATCGTTACGTAGATATCTGCCATTTCACAGTTGGCGATATTGAAAGACATGACGCTGTCAAGGAGGTATTAGCGATTTACGGAGATTCTTGAGGAAGGTGGGGAGTAAGTTTCTCCCCTAACATTCTTTTATAAAAATCTAGCATGTCATCAAATCCGGCTTCTGGATTGAGGCCGTTTTTGACAACCTTTTTGTCCTTAAAGTCTAATATGACTTTAGCGGTCTGGATGTGTTTTGTCCTGATATTATTTTTAAATTCTGTCACTTCGTCCCACTTACCGTTGGGTTTTTGAATATACGTGACGATCATGTATCTTTCAGACATCTAATTTCTCCACAGTTACCCCTGACTTTTCCAGAAACGTGATACCACTAGTATCCCGATAAGCGTCCCGATATAGAACACTGCTAATACCACTTTGGTAGATAAGTTTTGCACAGTCCAAACATGGAGCATGGGTAATAAACATAGTAGCACCCATACCAGATTCGTTAGACTTAGCCAATTTTGCAATCGCATTTGTTTCAGCATGTAATACCTCTGGTTTAGTTACTAGTCCATAACGTACATGACGTTGCGCATCTTCGTGCCACCCTCCATACGGATACTTGGCATTAAATTCTTCTGGATCAAGCCATCCACCCGCACCTGAATCCCATACTTTGTTTTCACAATCATTGTCCCAACCCGCAGGCATACCGTTGTAACCAATAGAGATAATTCTATCATCCTTGACTACAATAGCACCAACATGTAAACGTTTAGCATGACTGAGCTCTGCAAAGGTTTCTGCAGCCTTCATATATGCTTGTTTTAATTTTTCTTTCATTACAGTCTTGACAGTTTCACTAAAGTGGCTGCAAGATTAACTTCAGCATCAATACAGATAGGATGATCTACCATTCCCTGTTTAATAATAATGATAGCAGAATCTTGTGCTTTCTCGTCACCAAAGATTTCTAGATTATCATATAGCCAGCGATATACTTCTTCCATTTCTTCTGCACGAAGCTTGCCACAAAGCATTTTTCTTGCTTCGGTGATCTTACCTGCTTTGAAAAGATCCACCATAGCAAATTTCCATTCTTGTTCTCCAGCATCGCCCGCATTTGCTTCAACTAGTTTGCCCTCTTGGCAGTTTTGTTGTACAAGATTGATACACTTACGCAAATCTGGATAAGCAACTTTTACATAGTTGTCTAGTGTATCGAGATCAAATTCTATATTTTCTTCAACAAGTATTGTAGCAACACGAGCAGTGAATTCTGTTTGGTCAACTTTCTCAATATGGAATCCTTGACAACGACTGTGTAGTGCTGGAATAATACGATTAGGATAGTTACAGGTTAAGATAAATCGAGCAGTTGAGTGATAGGTTTCCATAACACCACGTAGTGCGGCTTGTGCGTTTGGACTTAGATAATCAGCCTCGTCGAGTAGTACTACCTTGAACGGACCAAACGGAATCATCTGTACAAAGTTTGTGATCTTATCACGGACATCATCTACAGAGTTTGTACGACTTGCGTTAATTTCTAGAACATCATAATCTTCAATGCCCAGTTCTGAAATCAATATTTTAGCCATAGTGGTTTTACCGATACCTGCAGTACCACTGAAAATTAGATGTGGAATAGATTGATCTTTAATCCATGTTTGTATCTGTTTGCGTTGATGGTCGTCTCTGAACACATATCCATCTATTGTTTTAGGACGATACTTCTCTACCCATAATTCTTTCATTGTTTTAGCCCTTTGTTGATTTCTGCTGCTACTACACGTTGCCTTAGTTCTGTTGTTGAGAAGTTATGTTCACGCTTGTTAAAATAAAACTCAATGCCACGATCCGTACATTCCCAACGACCAGTAAAATCTTCGTTTAAATATTCCTGTCCTAGTATTCTAACATTAATAGGATAAGAAAGCAAGATGTTTACAAGGTCCGCTTCAGTTTCATATACTAAGATTTCGTCAATATATCTACAGGCTTTGAGCTGTTCATAGCGTTCAAAAACGCTTTGAATAGGTTTGTTTTTGATCCCAGGTCGATCGATAGTAGGATCAGTTTGTAATCCTACGATTAAATGATCGCACTGTGTCTTTGCTTCTTTGAGCATCATTATATGCCCTGCATGAAACAGATCAAACGTTGAACAAGTAAAACCTACCCTCATTTAGTTTCCTTTGGAGGATTTGATTTATCAAGTTCGGGTTCAATAAAATGTGGTTGATGAGGAGGAAAGAATCCTTTCCAACTATCTGGTGTAAAAATATTAACTGGTTTCCAATACTTATGTATGATGTTGTTAACAACAACACACCCGATAATGAATATCAGAAGTCCAAGGCTGATTAATATACTACCTGCTAAAAAACTAGCAGCATTTTCTACATCTATATTCACACCAACTCCTCTGCAATACCTAGTAATTCTGCAAAAATCAACAAGAAGCCAGCGAAGAACAAGTTACCTTGGATTAGGCATCCGCCGGCACCAATGCGGATAACACTTTTTACAATGCTGATATACAGATGTTTCTTTGGATCCGGATGTTTAACATTTTCTTTATTAATGACAGCATCTAGTCTGCCTCTTAGGTCTTTCATAATTTCAATATTTTGTTCATGATCATTCATCGTGTTTCTCCTATAATATTATTTTTAATGAGTTTTAAAATTCTGCGGCGCATATGAAATTGTTCAAAAAATTCATAACACTTTGCCAACGGAACAATATTCACTGCTTGGCGTTTAAAAGCCGTACAAATCCATTCTGGACTTCTTTCATCTAGGTTTCGAAATTCTACATCATCAAATTCAACTAGGTTAACTTTTTCGGCAGTGTTAAATTTAATATAGATTAGGGGATCGCCTTCCTTGATGGTGATTTGCTTAACGCCTTTTTTAATAATAAATGCAGGCTTAGCTGCTGGTCGATACCATCTTCCTATATCAAAACTAGCCGAAATAGTAAATGTGCTGTCAATAAAACTATTTTGATCATAATATGCAGGCAGCTGGCTTAGAATTAAACTTTTTTCTGCAAAGAACAAATAGCTTAGTGCTAGTTGATGTAATCCAAACTTTCCCTGCGGGTTACCGAGGAATGATTGAGCAAACTCTAAAGTTTGCTGTTCGACTTCAAATTTGTTTCCAGCAATTTTTAAAGTTATATCAATTGGACTTTTAATAACAAATGTATTTTTTATGTCGTCGACAATGGCAGGACATCTAGATACATTAGGACCAAAGAATTCTCTGTAGTCTATATGTTTTAATAATGGCACCGGAGCGTGGTATCGCATAGGAGACATATAGTTGTCTGATCCAAAACCAGCCGACTCTAGTTCTTTAAATCCTGGATTACGTCGGGTCCAATATACAGTTATACTCATTTTATAAATTATTTTTATTTAGAAACGGTTTAAGATTAGGAGGTTCCCAACCAACCGGTTTCAATACTTTGCCATCTTCACGTTTACGAACCTTGCCTGTTTCTTTGTCGATCTTAGCAAAGTTAGTTTGCATGACTTCTTTCCAAGCACCTTCTACATCTGCACCCATACTGTGTAATGCGCCGATAGTAACAACAATAATATCAACTAATGCATCTAATGTTTCTACTCGATCAACATTGTTAATGGCGACACTAAGTTCTTTCCATTCTTCTTCAATTAATTTTGTATAAAGATTGAATTGCTCTACGTTAAACTCGTCGACACTTTGGTCGCAAGCCCGCATGAATTTTTCTTGATCGCGAAATGGGTTAGTCACAGCTTCTCCTTAAGACTTTAATATCTTAATGATACGCTTTTGTTCCTGTTCTGTCAACCACCTTGTTTCCAATTCACCAAATGCTGGAGCATCATTTAGTGATTGGTCGATGATTTCTTTTAAGAGATATAGTTCTTTTTTGAGTTCAAATGCAGTGAAGCCATCGTTGTAAGGACTGGAACACTGTCTTGACAAAGAATGAATTTGGGATGCGATATTTCCAACATCCCAATCTTTCTTTTTAAGATGCATTATCTTGCACCAAAATCTTCTGGACGAATTGTTGTGCTAGAACCGTGTGCAAATTCTTGTCCAATATATACGTCGTTGGGCTTTTCGTCAGTCACGGCTAAAATAGATTTGACTTCTATTTTTTGTACTTCTTTGATGCTTTCACCGTCGTCGATTTTAATCTTGCGAGTCCAACGGCCATGTTCTACTAAAATCCATTGTCCGGGTTTAACATCTTCATGCTCAGGACCAATTTTATAGACCTGGCACCACCGAGGTTTAACTCCATGTGATTTACCGTCATCACTTTGAATAACAATGCCAGCCTTAGTGACCTGTTCACCCATGTCCATGTTGTAAGCAAGGACATCTTTTTTAATAGCACGTAATTGACACTTTAACGGATCTAGGGACATATTAGCTCTTTCTGCGACTTAAGACTTCTTCAGTCATAGCATTGGGATTACTTTTATAATAATCCTGCAGTACCTGTTCTCTTGTGCGAACGATTTTTCCACCTGGTCCTAATTCATCACCACGTGCATTAACTTTGGCATTTCCAACTGCTGGTAATGTTTCATTTTTTAAAGCCATTTTTTCCATGTCAATTTCTTTACCACGGACACTTGTGTATACTTTACCCATTTTGTTCTCCTTTGAAGAATTCTTCTATCGGTATATTGTATTTAATGCTGTCTATTTTGTGTACCCCTATAATGTGAAGCACGTAACTGGCCACACTAGATCCACGCCCAACTCCCCAAACTACATTGTTAGCTCTCAGCGTATCAACGACATACTTCATAGTTTTTAGCACAGGAATCATATCATGTTGTTTGAACAGTTGCAACTCTTGTATAACTCGATCGTAATTCTCTTTAGGACTATTTTGAACTACAAAAGTTTCGATATCCATTTCTTGATATTCGCGAGGAATGAACCAATGTGAACTGTTGATTTGTTTTTTAGGGGTTGGATACAACAGATGTTCTGAAGACAGTCGATCTAGATATTGTTGTATGTTGTCAGAAGTTTGACAATGTTCCAGAATCTCTGGACCATGTTTTATTACACCTTCTATTAATTCTGTTTCAGTATTATTTTCAGTCCACATTAATCAATTGATCCAAATCGTTATCCAGTTGTCCTTGAGATTTAGCGAGATATCGTTTAGACATCTCCTCTTTATATATTGTAACAAAAGTTGCGATTTGTGTCAAGAGATCTCTGTTGCCCAAACGAGCGGCTAGGAAATACTTGCGATTGAGCTCATTCAATTTGTCTTCGACTTCGTTGTCTTTTAATTGACTGAGGTCACCTTCAAATGGATGAAACATTATTCTGAAAATAGTCCTAGATAACGCATGAAGATAGTATCAGAACTATGTCTCCATACTTCTATGAAAATAGGATCGTCTTGTTGCTCTATGGTAATCATAGATGGAAAATTTGGATCTTTCTTAATTACAGTTGATCCAGATACTTGGAAATCTAATTTACGAATCAGTGTAGCTGTTCCATCACCGCTGGTTACTGAACCGTTGCTAGTGGCTGTGAAAACTGTGCCAATAGTATTAGTTGCTGCCCCAAGCGTTGTGAAATCGCTGGTTCCGAGGCTGGTAATTTTATAAGAATTAGCCAGTTCGACATCAGTAGCCGCAGTTGATGCACCACCATTTCCGTAAATTTCTAATGTGACCTTGCCTGAACCAATGGGTGTTACTTCTGCAGTGAACACTGGGTCTCCAGGAAAATTTAAAAAATCCATAGTAACGTCTGCTCCGAGATTATAAATCTGATATGAACCATTTTCATAATCTACAGTAGTTGGACTTTCAGTAGCCAACCCGCCGTCCCATTTTTGTTCACGATTGTTTTGCAATACCGCATTCTGGATGATGTTTAGTCCAAAATCGTTATCGTTGTTTACTTTAGCGGTATTATCTTGTAGATCAGTAATTTCATCTTTGGCTGTGCTAAGACTCTGTTTGATCGTATCAAAATTATCTCTAAAGGTCTGAGTATCATTATCCTGTCCTGGATAAGGAAAGTTTTCATCAATTGATGTATAATTTATGTTGCTTGTCACGGTAGTTTTTCTCCACGTTGCGGAAATGCTAGATATTTATCCTCTATTTCCCCGTCTAATATATCAATTAGATAGCGATCTGCTGTAAAATTAATATTGTTAAAATTGAAATTTTCAATCCAATAGATTCCTGCAGAAGGAATTTCGTTGGTATTTTCTTTGATGCAGGTCCAATAAACTCCTGCATAAACCACAGAATCGTTGATCTGATAAGCTATAGTTTCGGCCCATTCGCCTCTAGATGCATAATTAGTTTTTGCTTTTATTCTTGCCACAATGCCTTCAGATTTATTTGGTAGACAATAGCACAAAATCAGTCCTTTGACATAACCACTTTCATACGAAGCATCGTCCTGTATACTTCTCATCCACAAAGGTAAAAAGCTGCGATCTCTTTCTCCAATTTCTGCGATTCGCTCTCTCATGTTATAAATGCTGTTTGGAAAAATTCGTTGATGATCTTTATCGCTGGCAAAAGGTACATCACTGTCGACCTTGATAGCATCATAACTAACCAACACAGGACTGTTAATTTTATCTGGTAGCTCCACAACACTTGATATGCTTTGTCTACCTACCAATCTTTCTCCTAGAATATAAAGTGCAGGATCTAATACAATAGGTACATAATATTCTTTTTCTAGGTCGTCTTTGATATCGACATAGACAACTTCGTAAACTGTTTCTTGTGTTTCGGGATCTCTAGCCTTTGCGGTCTTGATATCACCAAATAGGATCTGTTTACGATAATGATTATGTCCCATCGCTGATACATATCTTTCTGCTGCTGTACTTTCTATACCTGCAAACAATAACATTTTAAGTTCTGTTTGAACTCCAAAATTTGAATCTCCTGAACGATATAATTCAGCAGGATTAAAAATAGTTGCATTGGTAATAAAGTTACTCCATGCCAAACGCTTTTCTTTTGTTTGAAATGCTTTGAGGTAAAGATTTGCAAATGTTTTATCAACGCTAGAATTAACTGTGAAATAAAATGTTTTCTGTATTTTCGAGAATCCAGACGAATCGCTGGCTTCTACCACAAATGTAAATTTTCTATCAAAGGTAGTTTCTCCACCGTCAAATACAACATCAAACGATCTTGGTTCTGGGGGGGCATCTTCAAAAAATCTAGTAAGGCCTGGGCTATCTGCATCGGCAAATTGTTTTACCTTGCCTTGAATTTTTCCGTTAGATAAAAATTCTAGACCTACGGGTAAATCTCCTGAAACTTTTCTGTATGTAGATCTACCACCATATACTATTGTTTCTGCTTCGACATAAAGTTGACTTGGTTGATTTGGTTTGATTGATCCTAGGTTTTCATCGGATACCCAAGAAATTGCGCTTTCAATTTCACTAACAAGTTCTATGTTAAATGTTTTTGCCGCACTTGACACACCAACAGCCCAATAGGTAGTATTAGTTGGAAGTATTGCTCGATTATCTGCCAAACAGATATAGAGGTAATTGAGATATCTCACTGCTTGATTTACAGTATAGTTTGTGGCTGCATTCCATGAACCAACTAACGTGTAGTTAGATTCATATAATGTGGATGGAAAATTCACAGCTTCGACGGTAAAGGAATATGTCTTAGTGATTTTAGACTGATACGGAACCTTGCCTGCTAGTTCTCCAGTGACACTGTCTAGCTCTAGTCCAGGTGGTGGCGTACTTGGCGAAGTGTCAGGATTAGTAGGTAGCAAGAAATAAGTTATTGTTCCTGGTAAACTTGGCGGATTATATACATCTAAAAATAAAGTTACATAATTGTTAGATCTATAACGACCGAGGTTGCTATCAGTGATCCAAAAAGGAACGCGATCAGCAGACGCATCAGCAGTGAACACTCCAGTACCAACTTGAATAATACTATTATCTGCTTTTAAAAATTCTTCAGTAACAACATAAATTTTAAAAGTTCGTCGTACTATGTTTGATCCGTCTGTTGCAGCAATAACAAATGAGTAACTTCTGCTCAATCTTCTAGGAGTTTGGCTAGGTTCACTGTAGTCATATGTTACGTTATCGTAGTAGTAGTCGTCAAAGCCATTAGACCGTGCTTCTACATAATCTATAGGAGTGATGTCAAAGGAACCAGTATCGTATCCACCATTTAATGATCCATTATAGTCAACTGAAAAAATAGGATCAGTAAATCCTGATATAACACCGTCTTTAGAAAGAGATAATCCTGGAGGTAATTGTCCCCCCATAGGCATGAGATAATACTCTAATCGATCACCGGCAATGACATCCGGGTCATAGACTTCTAATTGAAAATTAACTCTGCTATTGTCGAGAATAAAATAAGCTTCTTCTGATCCGACCTGCAGATATCCCTCTTTAGTGATCCAAGTCGGTGCATCAGCACCGTCTACTGATATACTAAAAGTTCTATCTTCTAGGTCTTCGGAATCTTGTGCTCGGATAACAAATCGACTGGTAGTGTATGCTTTGACTTCTGTAGGAGTTCCTTTTATGAGATTTCCAACCAATCTCAATCCTCTAGGCAACGAACCAGCGATCAACTTAAATGTGACATCACCGACATCTGAATCTGCGTCTAAGGTAATAGACGTGGTTTCTCTTTCTTTCTTTGTTCCTAGGTTGCCTCGGGGCGTATTCCAGGTTATCATTTTTTTACCTTAGATGCTGCCACAGTCTAGACCAACAGTTGATGGATTTTCTATATCTCCAAACTCGATGTTAGACCATGTAAGTGCAAATTGCATTGAATTATTAAATGTACCGTTAATGAAACCAAAATCGTAGGTTGTTAAGATATCAGTTACAGGAATTACAGTTTTAAATCTTACAGAACCACCTAACGCAGTGACTTCGATATCTTGTTGTCCTGAAACTGAATTAGGTGCTGGATATCCTTCCAATGTTATTGCTGGATAAGACGCAGCTACAACAGTACCTGCATCGGTATCGAATCTAATAAAAGCATCAGTTGCAGTATTTTTAATTTCCAGATATGTATCATATTCATCTACCTGAATGTTTCGACCTTCTTTGATTCTCTTAAATTCTAATGTACCACCGGTTCTCTGTTTGAACAATCCTACACCATCGCCGGCAGTTCCGATATTTTCTGCAGATACTGTGAGTTCGGCATCGAGTGCTGAAAAGTTAGCATTGACTTTTTGAAACGCTGTGCGCAGGTCATCACCTAACCCGTCATTAACGATATTACCTATGTTTATTGTTTGTACTGTCATGATCTACGCTCTCTTTTTATATTTACTCTATTATAGTGCTGCTATACGTGCTTGGAAATCTGCGAAGCTGCTAGAATCTGCCACAACAGATTTCAGTGTTGTTAGGTTAATAACTCTGCTGTTTTGAATATACAATTCATTTTCAACATTAACATCTGAACTGAATATTACAGCAGGAGTAACTGTGATCGCTGATGAATCAGCAGAATCAATTAATGAAGTAAAGATATTACCGGTTAAGCTACCAACTATATTTGGAACAGTTAATGTATTTGTATCTGTTCTATATGACAAATCAACATCAGCTCTAACGGTTTGTCCAGTGGTTCTATTTTCAACAAATGTTGGATAATATACAGTTGTTAGACCGTTGGTATTTGTGATATCTACTGTAGTCGCAACACCTGCACTACCGCTGACGTTACCCGTGACGTTACCGGTTAAATTCCCGCTGACATTACCGGTTACATTACCACTGACGTTACCCGTGACGTCCCCTGTGATATTTCCAAAGAATGTTGCATAGACTTTATTTTCTACAGCATCGACAATCTTGGTAGAGTCATCACCAAATATAGAACCTTTAACATCGCCAGTGTGATAACCTGTAGTGTCTCCAATTAATGGACCAACTAGTGTATACGAATTGAGAATATTGATATTGTTAGTTAATGGGTCTATTTCTAATACGATTGTTTGTAAAATACCATCTCTAACAGACAATCCAAGTTTGGAATTTGCATTTGTATTACCAAGATACACGTCGTTGGCTATCGTATATAACACTGCTTGACTTGTACTTCCCACCGACAGTGAGGTTGTAAATACCGCAGTAGAACCGAAAATATTACCAGTTACATCACCAACTATATTTCCACCAGTAGGTAATGTTAGATTACCATCGGTAGCAAATGTCCACTCTGGTTGGGTAAACCCATCATCTAGGATAATTTTAAATGATTTGTTTGCTTCACCAACGATTCTACCACCTGCTGTACTAGCCGACAATGAATAAGTCAGGGTCCCTAGATATCCTAATTCTAAAGCACCCGGAGCAGTTAATGTGCCGTCCGAACCAAATTCCCAAATTGGTTGGGCTCCTGCACTATCAGTCTTGATATAAACACTGGATTCGGATTGAAGATTTAGATCATTGACACTTTGTAAAATATCGTTGCCAAGCGTTGCTTGAGAACCACTAGCGCCTGGGAGTGTTAGTATGCCAGCTGTGTCAAAAGTCCATGTATTGCCATCAACATCAACGTTCCAATCAACAGTTACTCCAACGTCTGCCTTGAGTTTTCCTGTAGCACTGTCTACCAATACTGTGGTTTCGTCGGCTGCAAGAATGTTCCCGATGATGTTTACGTGAGGATCAAAGTCAAAGGCAATTTCGTCGGATGCAGAAGTAACTGTTAATGTAATACCATAACCGGAGGTTAAGGTAAGAAGGCTTCCAAATTCGGTCGCTACAATTCTTTTATCACTGTCGACTTCAATTTCTCTGAAAAAGGTTTTATAAGGATCAATTATTAGGCTTCCATTGATCGTAGAATTTCCAGGAAGATCGATTACAGAATTTCCAGGAATATTCGGATCCCCAGATACACCTGGGATTCCTCGAATCTGTGCACCACCAATCCACAGTCCGTTATCTGACTCGCTTGGAGATGATCCCCATACATTGAAGTAGCCACTTTTCCATCTATTAGTACTTGAGCCTAAAGTATAGCTACCGGTGTATTCTGGTGATACATCAGTGTTTAAGATTGATAAATCGACGGCAGTCCCGCCAGTAGCAAGATCCAATGCAGTAAAATTGTCATTGATTTTGTCCAGTGCTTCTTTGACGTTACTCCACAATAATGGCGGAGCTCCAGCGGTAATATTATTATTTGGCAATGCCATTATGTTCTCCCTACGGCTATTTCAATTGTACCTATGTGATCGTTATCGTAATCTACCAAGGCCTTACCTACCACTGTGCCAACTTTAACATCATTGCCAGCAGCAACAGCAACGCCTGGAATTTTACTTGTTACTAACATATCACCTTTTCTAATTCTTCCAACGACCTTACATGGTACACGTCCTTGCAGGGCCACTAGGTTTTTGTGTCCTGGGCAAGCATCATACATTACAAATGCTGCTGTGTTTGAAACAACACCTGCAACTCTTGTATCACTTTGTGTGCCAGTTAATGTAACTTCCTTGTCACCGCCAAATACAAGAACTGTTCCTACTTCGTACTCTTTGTCGCCTTCGTAATATTCTGCTAAGTCGGCGGAGTAAGTTGCCTGTAGTCTTGATTCGTTCGGTGAAGTACCAGTTAGCGTCCAACGTCCTGTGATAGTACCGCCTGTGGTATTTCCACCTGTGGTAATTGCAGTTGTCTGTAATTGAGACACAGTAATTGGAGCGTAACCAATACCGCTTTGCGGTCTAAACACATGAGCATCATTGTCGTAATAGTTAACTTTGTCTGCACCAAGTGATCCACTACTTACTAAAATACCACCTGCTGCACTGTAACCGTAGAGTTTGATAAATCCACCTGTGCTGGTTGTACCCGAGTCAATAGCAATTTGACTGTCTATTTTCAACTGTTGTACGTTAGCAACGTTACCACCAAAGTCACCGTTCGAGTCTCTTTGAACTAACTTGCTGGCATCTGCGATACTATATCCAGAAGCTGCTGACGATGCTTCGATGATTACATAATCGCCATCGCTGCTAAAACTACTTACGTTAGTTCTTCTTATAAATCCAGTTGAAGCATATTGCGATTTTTTAATAGCCCCACCAGTATCAACTATAGTACTAAATCCAACCGTTGTTACATCGCCGGTAGAGATAGTGCTGTTTCCTAATACAGTGTTCGATGAAATTTGTTGTAGCTTTCCTAATGTAAGACCATTGTTCTTAACAGTGACAAATCCATTAGTTACTGTGAATTGAGCAGTATCGAATGATGAGATACCTTTCTGTGGAACTATTGTTCCAGTACCTACTGCGGTTGTAGGAGTCGCTGCTAGAGTTGCAGTCCATGTTGATTGTGTTGCAGCATACGCATTAGTACCAGTGGCAATATTATAAGTTACCTGTGTTGAACTACAGGTCACTACAGCAAATGTACCATTGTACAATGTAGAAGTAAATCCACTAACTGTGATTTTTTGTCCAGCTGTATAAGGAGCAGAAGTCGGTCCAGTGTAAGCTAATGTTACAGTTGTACTAGAACGTGTTCCAGTTGCGCCAGTAATGCTTGCAGCAGTTGTGGCAAAACTGTTGTCTAATGATAATTTAAATTGATCAATAGCAGCCGAGGTGTTAATGTCGGCAGTGACAATAACTTCGGGATTAATCTGCGAAGTAACTTGGCTTAATGCAGAATCTTGCCCAGTGATTAGATCAAATCTCAAGTCTCCAACCACTGTGGCATTAATGGCGCTTCCACTTGCACCCGTAAACACCATTAGGTCGCCTGCATCAACAGGACCAGAGAAGCTGAAGTTTTGGAAATTATCAAAGGTCAAGCTTCTTAGGTTAACTGCGTCTTGAGGATTTACAGGGTTAGCTACGTTTCGAATTCTATATTGATTCATATCCATAGAATTCTTCATACCTAGCTGACCATCTAAAGACATAAACCCGCCAGTAAATGATGGAATTAATTGATCACTTGAGACCACAGTTCCTGCATGAGTAATACCTAAACGTCTTTCAATATAGATACGTGCAGCATTTTCTGTTGGCACAGTGTCTGTTGCGTTGTCTGAGAACGAACTGTCAACCGAGAATTCAGCGATCGGCACACCACGTTTGAAACCAATACCGTCCAAGTTACTCAACGCAATCGCAGCCGAGAATGTTACACGACCAGTACCTTGGTCAACAGCAAAGTATGGTCCGACTTTAAAGTTACCAAACTGGTCTGTGGTTACATAGAACACACGACCCACGTCACGTTCTGCGGTTTCGTTTTCTGGAGCTAATGCATTAACCGATGGTCCATAAATTTCATTTGGATAGTTGGTATCTGCATAAGATCCTGTACCAACTTCTAAAATATCATGAGATGTAACACGAGTTAACGAAATACGAATAGTTAACGATCCGGTTCCTTGTATAGTTCTTGCAGGAACCCCAGCCCTAAGAGTATATGTTGCTCCGTAGTTAATGATACTATCTACCAACGGTCTATTAAGATTAATTCGTCCGTATGGTTTATTAGTATCGCCTTCGCTTTGATAGTTGGAAATTATATATTCTTCGCCTTTGAATACAAATTTCGTTCCAGTTGCTCTTGCGGTATCAGCAGGACTTACGGCAACAACAGCAAACGAACTATCACCTGCACGGCCTGTTACCAATCCAACTGTATGAGTACCGCTACCACCGCTTGAGGTAATATCTAATCCTCCGGGTGTTTCACTGATTCTAAAACTGTTGGCCCCCAACCCAGTCGATAATACAAAATAATTCTGAGCAACTGATATGCCTACAGGCAATGTTCCAGTAGTTTCAAATTTGATAACAGCGCCAGCAACAAAGCCATGACTGTTTAAATTGACTGTTGTGGTAGCACCTGTGGTAAATGTACAGGTCGCTCCGCTGGTTACAAATTCACCCGGTTGGTAAACTGTGAAATCAATGTAGTTGTAGTTTTCACGTAATGTGGTTCTTGTAATACCATCTGGAATAAGAGTGTATGTGCCAGTACCACCAGCTGTGATATTAATAGCACTACCGTTTTTCTGAGTGGCTAACCTAAAGCTGGTTTCTGATAAGCCTTCTGCCGAAACATAATATCTTGTGCTAGCCTGTAATGGTGTAGGTAATGTACCTGTGCTGGCTATCTGTACATAGTAATTTTCTAGATAATTATGTTGAACACATATTGAAATAGACAGTCCAGTGCCATTGGTTAATGTAAATCCAGAAGCACCCGACGCTGTCTGTGACAATGTGAACTGTGTATTGCTAACAACATCTTTAACATAATAGGTTGCACCAGAAATTAAATTGTTAGAAGTGGTTCTAGCAATGATTTTATTGCCTTTCTTCAACCCGTGAGCTGTCGACGTCGTAACTGTGGTTGTGCTGGTAATCGTGGTAATGGTTTTTCTTATTTCAAAATTACCAGGGCTTGTAGTAGAAATGTCTACTTCAAACGGACCATTAGGATCACTAACACCGTCGAACTGTAATACACGATAGATATCTTCTGATTCACGCAATCTTAAACCAGTAGATGGTCGAACTGAAACTTCGACTAAGTCACCTGTTAGATAGATTAGGGAATTCAATCTCAACGACATTTTTACGCCGTCTAGAATTTGATCATATAATCCATCAAAGTTACCAGTTGAATCACTGGTTAAATTTAAACGAAATACACCTGTTGGCAGTCCCTCTACCACAACCGAAGTCACTGGATATCTATAGATTAATTCGCCATGATCTACTTCAAGTTCAGAACCTCCGATCGGTGTATAGTCACAGCCAGTAACATATACATATAGTCCGCCTGCAGAGTTATAGTAACCTGCAGTTGGTGCATAACATACAACTAGTTGTGCGAGTTCGTAGTATAAACCAGTCGGTGTTGGAACTTCTAATGGATCACTACCTTCAGCAACTAATGCATAATTACCATGAGCTGATGATCCGCCAACGCTTCGAATCTGTGCACCGTTTAGGGAATAGTATGAGATATGGCAGTAGTAGGTAAACATACTAACAGCCTCAACTAGACCACCATTGGTAGCAAAAATACCGTAACCTAAGTCGTTAACCTGTGTGTAGTCATTACATAGAATAGATCTGTTACCTGGCATTAGTAATTCATGTAAATTACCATTGAGATCAACGTATTCAATAACAGCAGCCTGTATATCCACTTTGTTGGTTTGTAATATGGTTCTTGATGTTAGAGCGTTGCTGGCATATCCAATAGTTAAATCTGGTAACACCTGTGCATCGGCAGCACCGGTTCCTGAAGTTATGATAGCAGAAACATTGGCTAGTAATGTTTCGATTGTGGCCTGTGTCCCCGAATCACTGGCTGAACCAGTTTGTCTTGGTGTTGCTGAATATAAAGGAGTTGGCGCTGCGTTTACAATTACCTGTTTGGCCACATATTTTGCCCAATCGATACCTGCCGCTGTTGCAGCCTGAGTTGGTGCTGGAATCTGTAAAGGACCTCCAGAAAGATAACTGCTGTAATATTTTAAACCTGCATCGCGAGTTTGGCTATTACCTCCATATATTAAATCGTAAATCAATGCTTCGATAATATATTGTACGTCACGAGCACATTTAGTTGTGTCATAACTCAATGCAGGATAGGTTGACACCAAATATCCAAGAACTTCATCTTTGATAAATTCGATATTGCTGATTAATAATGTTTTGGCGTTAGCCAGTGCTGTAGACAATCCTGGAGGATTTGTAAATGACAGCGACGGAGCATATAATGGTCCTCGCTCAACAATGTCCGAAATAACTGTTTTACTAGTATCAACAACTGTTTGTTGTGTGGTGTATCCTGTTAGATTGGCTTTGGCTAATTCGTGAGCATAGTTAAGAGCATCGATTGTGATTTGTTTCTGCTGTAGAATAACCACTGATGCATTTGCACCTCGATATGTCAATCCTGATTTTCTAGAATTAAAGTTTGTACCAAGTACAATGTCGTAGCCTAATCCGTCGATGATATATCCAACGTCTCTAGAACAAGTTGCCGAATCATATGTGAATAGGGCAAAAGGCCAAGGAGTAGTTTCGTCTAATACTAAAGTTGCAGTAGATCCATCCTTGTTATAGATAAAATCTCGAACATAGTTAACACGATACACCACGTCTTGAACAATAAACGAACAAGGTAAATTTGGTATTCTATCAAGTCCACCGACTCTTAATCTTGTAGTGCTTTCTACTTCTGTGATTTGAAATTGTAAGTTTCCAGCAAATCCGTCGATGAACATACCACCAGCGAATGTCTGTACGTTTTTTGATTTAGAGAAAGAAGCACATTCTTGAGCGTATGGAGATTTGGCAAGAATCTGTCCTGCCGGATCAAGCACACACATAAATCCGCCATGTCCTTGACCAGTGATAGCCTGCCAACGAACTGCATCATTGGCAAGGAACATATCCATTTGGTCGTTTTCTTTAGGATAGTTAACACTGCCTGATTCGTCAATGACATCCTTGAACGTGAGGAATAAGTCATTAATAACTGTATCAGTGCCAGATTCTGCGATAAATGCGTTATCAATTACCTGTATGAACAGATCTTGGTAAGTAGTGGTAATCTCGGCATTATCAATGATTTGTTGTGCTAAAACGTTGATATAATCAATAGAAGCTAGGGTTTGATCTTTTTGTGTAGTAATAGCGATCAAACTGCTGGCACTTTGGAAATATTTCAAAGCAGCAGAGATGGTTCGGTTGTAGCCACCCCATTTCAAGTCAAATACCATCGAGTCGATGATTAAGCCAACGTCTCTCTTGCAGAGGTTAGAATTATATTCGAATGTTGGAGAAAATGGAGCATAGCTGTTCGCTGATTGATGTGCGATCCAAGCCACAACTTCTTCTTGGATAAATGTTCGATTAACATCTAATAATGCCGCTGCCGCTCTGTAAAATCCTTTGTTTGCAATTTTTGGATAAACTGGCAGTGCAGAATCTTGCAGATC